AACGTTGCAAAATATGGTGGGCTTCTCGCTGCTGGTTTAGGTGCTGCTTCTGTGATGATGGTCAAAGGTGCAGAGTTAGCAAAGCAGGCTGATGATCGTTTGGTTGCTGTTGCTGAGTCAATGGGATTGTTCGGCGCTGCTTCTCAACAGGTAACAGATCGCCTAATAAAACTCGCTGACGCTCAAGAATATGAGTTGGGTGTTACTGCCGAATCAATAAAACTTACGCAGGCAAAGTTGATGACTTTCAAAGAGTTGGCTGTCACGGCTGATGAGGTCGGTGGTGCGTTTGATCGTGCAACTATCGCTGCTGTTGATTTGGCTGCTGCTGGCTTCGGCGAGGCAACACAGAACGCTACACAGTTAGGCAAGGCGTTAAATGACCCGATCAAGGGTATCACTGCTCTTGCTCGTTCGGGTGTCACTTTTACGGCACAAGAGAAAGAAAAGATTAAGGCGCTTGTTGAGTCTGGCAAGATGCTGGAGGCGCAAGACACTTTGTTGAAAGCAATTGAGGTTCAGGTTGGTGGCACTGCTGCATCAACTGCGACAGCAACTTTTAAGATTGGTGCAGCGTTTGGGCACGTCAGAGATGTGATCGGTATGTTGTTGTTGCCATTGTTTGAGAAGTTGGCAAACTTTATGGTAAACACCGTTGTTCCTTATGCCACAAAAGTTGAGGAAGCGTTCAACGAACAAGGTATTGCTGGCGGTTTAAAAATGCTCGGTCAGGGATTCTTAAATGTGACTACAGATATGGGCAAGTTTGGTAATGCAATGCTTGTGTTGATTTCATTGTTTGTTGCTTTGCGTTTGGTAGCGATTGCTGCTGCTATTGCACAAAATTTGTTTGGTGTTGCTTTGTTTGCTAACCCGATTGGTGTAATTGTTGCTGCTTTTATTGCTCTTGGTGTTGCTGTAGTCGCTGCGTATCTTAAGTTTGAAAGTTTCCGCAAAGTGGTGCACATTGTAATCAACTTTGTAATCAGGCTTGTAGAAGATTTAGTGAATGCTTTTATTGATTTATACAATAAGTTTGTATTTGTCATAAATGTAATGATTAAGGCAGCAAACCTTTTTGGTGCTGGATTGACGGAACTCACTTATACAAGCCACATTTCTTTTGGGCGTATCGCTACAGATGCGCAGAAGGCATCAACACAAATTTTTAAAACTCTTGGTGCGATTCAGGCAGTTAAAAATGCTGAGCGAAGCGGTGGTTTTCTTACACCAACTGTTTCAGGTAGTGGTGGCGATGATAACTTCACTGGTCTTGGTGGCGGTGGTGCTGCGAAAGCGGTTGAGACTGTTACAGAGAAACTTAAAAAATATATTGACGCAATCAAGGGTGTAACACAGGCACAGCGATCTGCTCGTGATGCAACGAAACAAGTTCTAGAAGCAAATAACTCTTTGAGTGAGGCAACACAAAAACTTAGTTTGGCTCAAGAAAACTTTAACCAAATCATCAGAGGATATGGGCGAGACAGTAAGCAAGCGAACGACAAACAGAAGTTGCTTACAAAGGCGCAACGATCATTAGAGAAGTCTGGCTACGATGTTGAAGCATCAATTTTTGCTGTTAAAGATGCTGAAAAGAAACTTGCCGAAGTTCGTGCTGACCCTGAATCAAACTTAACCAATATCCGTGAAGCAGAGATCGCTTTAGCGCAAGCGAAATTGAATGTTGCTGATGCAACTGACTCGCAAGCAGAGGCAACTGACGCTTTAACAGAAGCACAAACAATGCTTGATGAGGTCGTGAATGGCGCAAAGATTGGCTCTGATGCTTACACGGAGGCGCTAGAGAAAGTTAATGAGGCTAAGGCTGCACAAGTCAATGCTTCGGACAAAGTGATTGATGCGCTTGAGCGTGAGAAAGATGCTGTTGAAAAATTAACTGAGGCAGAACAAAAACGTGCTGACGCTGGCAAAGGTGTTCCTGCTGCATTGAAGCGAACTGCTGACGCTGCGCAAGAAGTAGTGAGTGTTGTTTCTGCTGTTGTTGCGCCAGTGGTCGCTGCTGTTGCTGCGGTTGTTGAAACTGTTTCTAATGTCGCCTCTAAGACTGCTGAACAAGTTGCGGTTGATGCAGGATACTTAACACAAGAACAAGCACAAGCGTTAGAGCAACGGCGAGGCATCAGAGCATTCGCTAGCGGTGGCATTGTTACGAAACCGATGATGGGGCTTGTGGGTGAGGCTGGCGCAGAGGCAATTATTCCGTTAGATCGTTTAGGCAATATGGGCAACACATACAACATTTCTGTTACCGCAGGTATGGGCGCTGATGGTAAAGATATTGGTACACAGATTGTTAATGCTTTGAAAAGGTATGAGCGAACGAACGGTGCTATTCCGATTACGGTGGCATAGTGGCAACAACTCTTGCATCGGGTGAAGTTCTAACTGTTCTGGCTGAAGTTGGTTTTATTGCTAACCAGTTTCGTTTAGACGACGCTGAAGCAGGCGTGCTAGATAATACTGAGTATGTTTTAGATGGCAACTTGCTCGGTGTGGACATTACCGAGTTTTGTCAAAACATTTCTATTACTCGTGGCAGACAAGATCAGTTCGCACAATTTGGCGCAGGTCAATGTTCAATCACTTTGCTAAACAACGACAGAAGGTTTGACCCGATTAACACAGCCTCGCCTTATTACGATGCTACGGCTGGTCGTTCGGGTGTTGTGCCTCGCAGAAAAGTTACAGTGCAATCAGGCAGCAACTATCTTTTCACAGGGCGTATAACTGACATTGATGTTCAATACAATTACAACTTAAGCACCGTTGAGATCACTTCGGCTGATGATTTTGTTTTGTTAGCGAACACAGTTGTTGAAGCAGACATCACACCATCGGTAGAGTTATCGGGCGCACGAGTTGATTTTCTTTTAGATTTGCCTGAGATCGCCTACCCTGCTGCGACTAGAGATATTGCTACAGGTTTAACAACGCTAGGTGCTTTTCAAATTGATGCCAACACAAACGCCTTAACATATCTGCAACAGATCGCCACAAGTGAACAGGGTGCTTGTTTTATCTCTGCTGATGGCAAACTAACTTTCACTGATCGTCTTTCAGCAACCTTTGCGACTATCTCGGCGGTGTTTGCTGATGATGGCACAAACATTCCTTACACAGCGTTATCGGTTATTTACGGTCAAGAGTTTCTGTATAACAGGGTTCAGGCAACAGTTCAAGGTGGTGTTGTTCAGCCTGCTGATGATGCTGCCTCGCAAACCGAGTTCGGTGTTTCTACTTTGGCGTTGAGCGATTTGTTGCTGGCAGATAATACTGCTGCGCTTACTTTGGCGAACTATTTGTTGGGCTTGTATAAGAATCCGCAGTACCGTTTTGATGATCTAGGTTTAGTGGTTTCTGCGATGTCAGCAGGCGATAGGAACACGATTAACGCTTTAGAGTTGCAAGACACAGTTTCTATTAAGCGCACTTTCACTACTGGTTCGCCTGCTTCGGTGACAGATTTTTATGCGGTAGAAAGATTGAATCATCAGATCACAGCAGGCGAACATCGTGTTTCTATTGGTTTGTTTAATGCTGAAATCTTGTATCAGTTAATTCTTGATGATGCCGTGTTCGGCACGCTTGATGGCGACAACGCCCTTGCGTAGTGTACAATAACCGAAATGGCACGCCAAACCTTTACAGCAGCGCAAATCCTGACCGCTGCACAAATGAACACGCTGCAGGACAGCGTGTGGTCTGATGATGTAAACACGCAAACTGGAACTTCGTACACACTTGTTTTAACGGATTCAGGCAAGCAGGTTACGATGAGCAACGCTTCAGCAAGCACGCTCACAATCCCACCAAACGCCTCTGTAGCGTTCGCTGTTGGTGTTCGCATACAGGTTATTCAGTTGGGTGCAGGCGCAGTAACTTTGACTGCTGGCGCAGGCGTGACAGTTAATTCGCTTTCCACTTCGCTTATTCTTGGTCAGTATCAGGTGGCGACTTTGATTAAGCAGGCAACTAATACTTGGATTGCT